GGCCGGAGCCGTGGTGCCCACATTGAGGTCGGTTATATACGCGTCGGTGAAGTCGCCCCGGATCGTGACGCCGTTCACCGTCGCGGGAACGGTGACGCGGTCGTTCCCGAAGATCATCTGAAGGGCGCCGGCGAAGGCGGGGGAGATGTTGGACAAGAGGGCTATCCTCTAAGGATTGCGTCCGCTGCGGCGTTCGCTTCATCTATTGCCGCTTCATCCTCGTTGACCTGGGCGGTAAGTGTTGCCACCTGTCCCTCCAGTTCCGTGATCCGGGCGTCCTTCGGCCCCGATCCATTCTTAAGATCGGCAATTTCTTTCGCCAGGTCATCCATGTTTTTAGCGAGTAGTTCTGTTTTCTGTGACATAATGTTCACCTTCCTTAAAATTTGTGATAAGGCCTTAAGAATGAGTAGTTTCATTCTCCACCTTTAGTGCCGTCGATAACGCCTGTTTTGCTTCAGTCAGTTCCGGTTCCTCTTTTGTTCCTATAAGGTCATGGGCAAGCCATCCGAGCATTCCGGACACCAGACTCCCGACCAAAGCAATTGCCGCAATAATAATCTCTTTCGTAAAGTCGGGCCTTATCCAGACGCATACTCCCATGGCCCCGAGAACGGTCACAATGACTGCAGCGCCGATTATAATAAGGGCTAATTTGATCTCGCTCACAGGAGCCCCGCCAGTTTAAAGGCTGAAATTGCGTCCTTTCCCAGGAAAGGGGCGATCCCGCCTACGATGTTGTCGACCACGCTCCCAGCAATCCATCCGTACTCATAGGGAAGCCTCGACGCCTTGTCTTTCGCACATACCGCTCTAAAATAATCGAGGTCGGCTTTCTGCTGGATCGTCAGGGTCTGCAATTTGTTCGCATAGAGCCGGTCGAAGGCGCCGTTATTGAAAGGGACATCCAGACAGGCCGCATCGACAGCGTCTATAATCGGCTGAGTCATCGACGGCACCTGCACGGTCTGATTGCCGATCTTGATGGGATTTGTGACTGTTACGCCGGTGGTTGTCGAGCATGCTGTCATTGCTATTGTTACGCAAACCAAGGTTATTAAAGTTGCTGTTTTTTTCATTCCGCGCTCTCCTTTATCTCGGCCATTAAAGGCCAGCTATAGAGTTTTGCGACTCCTTTGTCAAACATGATAAATGCCATGGTGTCGGGGGTATCGCACCAGCATCCGCTATTTATGTACCATCCGAGATTGAGTGGGATATGGCTGTGAGCCACGAGCCACTTCATTGCCGGATTCGATTTGTGCTGATCCTGAAGGGAAGCAATTAGCGGTTCGTTCTTTCTGTCGCCTTTTGCCACCCAATTCCGTATCTTGTTGAGCCACGAATTATTGGCCCATTCAAAAAACCTGTCTCCCCATTTCACGGTCTCTTGCTCCACGTCGGTGTCCAGCGCCGGGTCAAGTCTGTCGCCATGGAGTATCCTATGCCCGTCGATCTCAAGAACGGTGTAAATGGGCCGCCTGAAAAGTTTTGCCATCGTCTTCAGGTCGGGGTCATGGTTTCCCTTGATAATTATCACTTCGGGGTGGTCGATAATCATCCGGACAATGTCCGCATTCGGGCCGTTGAGAATTTCTTCCAGGGTGTCGGCCCAACATTCGAGAAAATCACCGTTCAGGATGAGAATATATCCGTTGCCGAACACCCATTTTAGAAAGGCAAGGAAGGCGGCCCGGTTGAATGGACCTTTCCCTTTATCGACATGATGATCAGAGCTTATTATCTTCATATTATTTCCTCGAAAAATTCATGATGGCCGATGTCACAGACCTTTTTCAGCTTTCCCTGGGCTACTGCGTTGTCGAACCAACTGTTCCGGGTGCCGTGGACGCGGTAGAACGTAGCATTACCAATGGCCTCCGGTATGCCCATCGCTTGTACCGCTTGCACTGCACGAAGACAGCTATCCATACCCTTTATACTCATGGCGAGATGGCTGAATTGAGCCGAGATGACCAGCATCATGTGAAAGTTAGGGTCGGACTCCAAGAAACAGGAAAATTGATTCTTCGCAAGGCATATGTCGTGAATCGATTCACGCCCTTTTATAGCCCGGTTGATAATCACGCCATCGACCGCCATCTTCCCCTCGAAAATTTCTCCGCGCGCTTCACCCCAGACGGTGAGCGTCTTGATCTGTTCTTCAGTGAGTTTGCGAAAGATAATTTCATGTTCCGGTTTCATCCCGCCCTCCCCGACGATTCTCATGACTATGACCACCCGTCATTTGAACGCCTTCCCTATTTTCGGGTCTGCCACCAGGTGGATTTCCACGAGTTTGTCGACGCTCTTTTTAACCGCGCTCATTTCGCCGTAGAATGAGCCGTAAAGGAACACGAAGCTTATGAGGGGAAGGACTATCGCCGCCACCGTCTGGATGACGAGCCGTGTGGGCGTGCCTTTGAGTTGGGTCTTTGCCATTTCTGCGTTGCAATGAGCGGTGGATACAAAAAGTTCGGCGCACGATATGGCGCATTCTTTTCGCTGGGCTTCCATCTCTTCGGTGGCTGTCGGCGGCATCCCTTTTCCTCCCCTCGTCTGAAATGGGCCGGGGCTTTAGGCTCCGGCCCTTGATAGCTTAAAGCAGACTGCTACGTCGATATGTTCGCGAAGAGGTAGCAGCACGCGGCGGCTATGTCGCTTTGCGTGGTGTCGGAGGTGTCGACGGACCTCATGAGGGACTCGTCCGTGTTATGGCGGACCCTATAGACGTCGCTCCTGATGTTCTCTTCGCGGTACTGCTCGACGATCGCGTTGTCACGGCTGTCGGCCGTCCAGAGGAAGGTGCGGCCTATGCCCGGAGGCATGTCGTTGCCGTTCGAGATTTTGACAAGGGAGGCGTATTCCTTATCCCAGATATCGGTGATGCTGGCGTCGAGGTTCTGCCCGGCCGCATCGTACACCGCGCCGGCCACCAGCACCTGGGGTACGTCGAAGACGGCGGCAAGCTGGTCGGAGGTCATCTTGTTGATGTCGATGCCCGGGAACGTGTATTTCAGGCGGTTGACGATCTCGTCGCACTGCTTCAGGTGTCTGAAGGTATAATAGGTGATGATGAGGGCGTCGGGGAGCATCCCGCACTGGGTGCGGAAAGAGAGTATCCCATCGCCCACGTCCTCGATGGGGGTCGCGTTGGTGGCGTCGTCCCATTCGTTGGTGACGGGGTGAGCGGTAAAGTTGGTGGCGTTGAAGACCTTGCTCGCGATCCTCTTCTCCTGGGCCCGGAGGATGATTGACATGGCCCTGTTGGTGGCGACAATGTCGGCCTGGCCGGGGGCCTCCTGATCGAAGAATATCCGGTCGTCGTCATCCATCGGCTCTTCCCAGCCGTTCTCGAAGGAGCAGTCGTATTTGCCGCGCTCGTATTTCCAGTCGCCCCGGTTATACGATCCCCGGTTGCTCCTCGCGGTGTCCTGGAGCTTGAGCATGACTTCTTTCGGGATGACGGGGTAGGTGGCCGATTTGAACTGGGTCGGATAGAGCGGCATGACCCTGAGGCCGATCAAGGCCATGCTCGGGCCTTCGATGTATTCCATGACCACGACGCCGAGGTCGGGCCGATAAATTGCGGTTGAGTTTGCTGGTTTAGGCATCTCTTATCCTCCTTTTTATGTGGTGAGGTTCTTCCGGGTGACTTCGAGCCACGGCGGAAGAAGGACAAAGTCATCGGTGTTGAGTTCGCCGGCGGCAGGCTTCACGAGCAGGGTGAGGAGACAGGGAGCGGTCGGGGCGTTGGCGGCCGTGATGGTGAGGGTCTTTTCCTGCCACGTGCTGGTACCGGCGGTCAGGAATTCTCCGGAGGTCCCGCCCACGTCGGACGCGCCGCCTGCGGCTACGCCGGTAGAGCTAAAATAGGCCTCAACCGTCAGCGTCGGGCTGTCGACCTCGTTGCCCCCTACCTTTACGATCGCGCCCATGAAATGGACCACCACGTTTGCGGTGTCGTCATAGTCCTGAGGCATGACGTAGGAGCAGGCAATCGCATTCGGCGTCGCGTGGTTGTTCCAGCGGATGGCCTGTTCTTTGGAAGAGAGGATCGTCATGCCGGGGACGGCGCTCGCGCCATCGGCGAAGGCCGCAAGGGCCGCGCCTGTCGCGAGGAGCTTCGCGCAGCACTCGATGGTGTACTGGGAGGTTTTCGCCGCGACTTCGAGCTCGTTGAGGACTGCCTCGACGGTGGCTCCAACCATGTTGCTGTTCGCGTCGGCGACGCTTACCGTGGCTGCGGTCGTGGATTTTACGGCGTAGGGAACAACCTCGATCCACTGGGTATCCGCGCCCACTTCCATGGCCACACCCACGGCCGATCCGGCGGAGGCGTCGGATACCTTGCCCGCGGCGGCGGGGTATAGGACCGTGCCCCGGACTATCGAGGCGCTTACGTCACACTCGATGAGGTAGGTACCTTCGCCCCAGAGGCGGACCGTCACGCGGTCGCCCACGGCGCCTGCGGCCTGGGTGACGCCTATGGAGGGGTCGCCCGATCCGGCGTGCTCTATCTCGGGGGGAGTGGTGGTGGTGCCTGCTTTGATCTTGACGAGCCGGCGGTCCTCGACGGCGACGCCGACGGTAAATGAGCGATATCCTTCGATGTTTTCAGGCATGGTTTAAGCCCTCCCCGCACGTGGCGTATTTTCGATGATGAGCGCCTTTCTGGCGTCAGGATAATCCCTGTTAATGACCTTCATGGCCGCTGTGCGGGTGACCTTGTGGGCCTCCGCATACTCGTTGACGAGGGTCATGTAGTCTTTCGATCCGGCCGCGACAACGTTTGTATCCGCGCCTACCGCTGCTGCGCCGGAGCCTTTGAGGGCTTCGAGGAGCGCGGTTTTTTTGGCCTTTTCGGCTTCGGAGTCGGCGGATGCTGCGGCTGCCGGCTTTGCGGCCTCAAGGTCTCTTAGGGCCTTGATCTGGGCTGCCGGGCCGTCGGCGTTGATGACGGCGGCAATGAGCGTTCCCTGCTCGTCGCCCAGGGCCGCGTTGATGACGGCAAGTATTTTGGTCCTTTCTTCGGCTGCGCCCTGTGTGAGGGCGGTTGCCGTGCTTTCCCGTCTCGCCTCAGCGACGAGGCCGGGGAACTGTGTTTCCAGTTCGGCGAGAGTGCTGATTGCGTCTCCCATGTGAGCCTCCTTCTTTGTTTTTTTGTCCAGGCCGAGGGCCTTTCTATGGTCACTGAGGTGGTTTATTACCTCGGGTGGTGCTTTCTTTGATCCTTCCATTCTCAAACCTCCTGTCGTGTACTGGGGGCTTATCCCGGCGGCGATGCGGTCGACGCAGGCGGCCATGGTCTCGATGCCGTCCACGAGGCCCGCGTCAACGGCCTGCCGACCGATGAAATAGTCCGTCACGTCGGTGGACATGGTATTTAGGACGGTCTCGGCGTCGACGCCCCTGAACCGGGCCACGTCGTTCACAAAAAGGCTGTAGCAGTAGTCGACCTTTTCTTCGAGGCTTTTTAAGCCCTCGTCGGTAAGCGGGCCGTCGGTGACGATGCGTTTGTATTTGCCGCGATAGACCTCGGTGGTGACGACTCCGGAGGCCTGCCGTTTCGAGCTGGTGTCCTGGTGGACTGCCACGACGCCGATGGAGCCGACCACCGTGGCCACGTCGGAGGCGTAGACGGCGGAGGCGGCCGCGCCTATGAGATAGGCCGCGCTGCACATCTGGCCGTAGGCGAGGCAGACTATCGGCTTCGCGTCCCGGGCGTTATAGATCATGTCGGCGAATTCGAAGACGCCGTCGATCGATCCTCCGGGGGAATCAACTTTTAAGAGAATGGCGCTCACGGCGGGGTCGTCGAGGGCGGTCTTGAACTGGGAGGCGCATTGCTCGATGGAGCATCCTCCGGAGATTTCCTGGAACATATTCATCCGCTTCGAGATGACTCCGGTGACGGGGAGGATCGCGATGCCTTCGGCGGTGACTTCATAGTCGGGGGGCGTGGCCTTCAAGGGGCGGCCGAGTTGGGCCTCGATGGCGGCGATGTCCGGGACCTTGCCGTCCGTGTGGGCGCGGTAGATGTTCTGGATCTCGGAAAACATCTCCGTGGTGATCGCCCATGGCGTGCCGTTTAAAAACTTGCCTACGAGTTCAAGCATTTTGTGCGTCGCCTCCTTCGGGTTGGGTGTCCGCGCCTTCGGCGGCATTGTCCGGCGGATTGCCGGCGGGCGGGACCGCACCTTCGGCGGATACGGTCTCGCCGGGGACTTTCTGGACCGGGCCTTCATGGAGATTGCGCTCGGCCATCATCTCCTGTTCCAGGGCAAGCTGGTCGAAGGTGGTGGTGATCTCGCCGCCGCGCTCGATGATGGCTTCCGCGCGGGTTTTGAGATTGTTCTGGACGAGTAGGATATCGGCCTGCGCCTGCTTTATGGGCTCGATGTCGCCTTTCGGGGTGCCGCGCCACACGGCGCGCGTGAGGGCGGGCATGCTGGTGTAGAAATCGGGAACATCGAATTCGCCCCGGAGGTAGGCTTCCTCCTGGAGCATGGTATAAATGGGCTGGCAGAGGATATCGCCGACGAAGTCCCTATGCATGGTGAAGGTCCGCCAGGCATCGAGCATGGCGCCGCGCCAGCCTGCGAAGTTCAGGTTTTCAGCGTCCTTGAAGAGGACCGCGAAGGGTACGCCGTGGGCCAGGGAAATCGCCTTCTTGATGATCTTGGTGAAAGGATCGAAGGTGGCTCCCGGGCGGGAGGCGGCGATGGGGTGCCGGGGATCATCTCCTGGTAGCGCGTCTCTTCCGTGTTGCCCGAGGGGACCTGGCGGGAACTCTGGTAGGTCGCGAACCCGTCGGCCACGCCGTAGGGGTTGGTCGGGTTCTTAAGCTCGATGAACATGGAGAAGGCGGCGGTGACGATGTTCGAGACCAGCTCCGCATCGAGGTAGTCGCCCAGGTCTCTAAAGAACTTGAGCGCCGGCGTCGAGGCGGGAAGGGCCCGGACCTGCTCGGGGGACGTGGTGATGAACCCGTGGATCACGTTCAGGCGGTGGCCCTGGCGGGCGGGAACGCGGACGAAGCTCCCGGAGGTGTCGGGGAGCATCATCACCCCTGAGGACGCGGGGGACTTTTTGATCCAGTAGGCAACCGGCTCGCCGTAGAGCCCCAGTTCCACGCCGTCCTTGATGGACGGGTTGTTGAGGAGGTCGACGGGGGTTTTGAGGCGCAGCGGGTTTATGACCTGGAGCGCGAGGCTGTAGGGACGAAGGGGATCGTCGATCATGAGGACGAGGACAAGGTATTCTCCCTGGACGATCATGGTGCGCTCGCAGAGGTTCTGGAGGGCGCCAAAGTTCATGCGCCTACCCGCATCGGCGGTG